CACAACAATTGTCCGTCCTGCGATAGCCCTTTAAAGTCGGCAGATACCCAAGTTCTAACTGAAACCTCGTAATATCTCATTCAGATATTATTTTTTTAAGCTTTGTTATTGTAAGCTCTGCCGCATTGTAAGTATGGTCTTTTACTGAACCAGTTAACCAAGCCAGCACTTTTTCTTTTACATTAGCGCATTTTTCATCATCAGCGAGCTCCTCAATCTTTGAACGCTGCTCATCTGTCATTGGCTTATCTTCCTCAAACTCAGCTTCAACTTTTTTTGCCTCAGTAACTTTTTTCTTTAGCTCTTGCGTTTTAGTTTGCGTTGCTGTAGCTACAGCCTCTTCTTTAGGTGCGTTGGCCTGCTGCATCTCATCTTCTGTATACACTCCACTTAAATCATTGGGGAATGCTTTACGAAGAGCTAATGCTTCTGCACACTTACCCAGCATAAGATAAGGCATTTTTTTCCACATAAAAGATTCACCGCCCTTAGGACAATATGCGTCCCATATAGCTGTCGCAGAGAAGGATACTTTAACACCTCCTACAATTTTATACACAGTCGCTGTAGCTGTTATTGGGTGCTCCATCTTTGCTTTTAACATATCAAACATTGACATATCATTATTGAATAGATAATCATCATTACCAGCATACTTACCAGTGCGCTCTGCAATAGCCCTAAAGCCATCAATACCGGTTTGTATGGTAGCTTTACCACCACGCTTAATAAAATGTATCTGTCTACTTAATGGATCTAATCCAGTTCGGCTGCATTGGTACAGAAATAACCTTAATTCATTATCTGATGCTCCAACAGCTACTGTTTCTTTAATTGTAGTGATTTGACCTGGGGTAAAGTCAACATCTTTCATTGCCAAGCTTGTTTCTTTGCTCATATAACCTCCTATAATGGTTTAATTCTAAATGGTCGTGATACGCTTTTGTAGCTATACTTAGCGTATGTTTCAGGGTCGTCTTTCTTTAATGCGGCGCTCTTTAACCGCGTAGACTCAATAGGTTTATAATACAATCTAAATCCAGTACAATCTACCAGCACCCTATCTCCAAGCGCTTCTTGAATTTCACGTTTTTTGCCATCAAGAAGCTCAGTAGCCTCTTGCTGCAGATCTTTCATTGTAACATATTCTTCCATAAGAACGTCAAGTGAATTGTCTAATGGTATGTCGTCAGACTCAACTTTCGCTAATTTCATTAATTGCTCACCCTGACAAGTATTCCTGAACTCACAATTGCTACAGCGTTTATCTTTAACGTCAAGCCTATCAGGAGCGGGGCCATTTTCCACCATTCTCCAAAAACTTTCTCCTGCTTCTTCAATAGAACGCTGCAATTCTTTATCTGCTTCAATATCAAAGCTAATAAACTCCCAGCTATCAGCCCAAAGAATAGCATAACTACCCCACTGCCTGCCAGTTGTTAATAAATAATGCTGCATTTGAAATATCCAGCTATCAGGTATTCCGTCATCTTTAATCTTATAATACATAGGACGGCCAACAGATTTACATTCTAATATACCAGTGCCTCTGTCGTCAATAGATACAATCTCTGCATCTAAATGACACATAGCCCAAGGTAAATACTCATTGTTTATCATTCGGTTAACGCGACGTATTTTACGCTCAGTAACTTCAGAATACTCATCTCTAATTAATTGCTCAAGCTTATTGCCTCGCTTCATTACGTTAGAAGTAACTACTGGATAATCAGGCTCTTGCTCGGTCTTTTCGTACCAAAGTTTACGCTTACAACCATATGGCTCTGTATTAAAAAGGTGATGTATATCAGAACCGCCAAGGCCAGTCAACCTTTCTTTAAGAAACTGCTCTCTATCCATTTTAATCTCTTGGCGTATTTAAATTGCCAAGTGCAATAAAAAATAACCCTGGAGTTAATCTTTTTACATTGCCTTCCACACAACGACTTACCATTGTTTGAACTTCACGTTCAACAACATCATTAATTAATTTCATAGTGTCATCGCTTACCTGTACATTGGCTTTGTTAAACTTTGCTCGTACTTGATTTGCTCTTAATAACATATTGTAGCCCTTTGTTTTGCCTCGAATATAAGCCAAAAAAAGAATTTCGCCTAATATATTATGAGAAATGTTTATACTTCAACTGATCTACGATACCAACCAAAGTAATATTTTTCCAAACTAGGCCGCTTGGTTATTAGTTTAGAATAGTATAATAGCCTGTATGCGGTTAGCCTTTCAGCTTCTAATTTTTTCTTTTTTACAGCCGCTAATGTTTTCGGGCCCAGCTTTCCATCTACGGCTAACTTTGCACCTTTTGCATTTGTTGCTTGCTGCACAACCTTAACGGCTCTTGAATAACCCATATTAACAACCATATCAAGATATATCTCCTGCAATTCAGGCGGAAATGATGCTGCTTTGGATGGCTTTACATAATATTTGTTGTAAATATCTACGGCTTTCTTATGTGTTAAATTTTCTATATCAACGTCCTTATGTGCGCGCTGACTAATTCCATATTTAGTTGTGCCGCCAGGGTCAACTGGGTCGCGTGTTAATTTTGAGCCGCCTTCCCTGACAATAATCCTTTCAACCATTTCATCAAACGAATTGTCCATAATGGATTCCCTTCTTTTTTTTTAGTTCTATAAGATTTTAGACTTTTAACGTCATTTTTCATTTCAATATAGTCGCCTAAATTTTTTTCAAGCATCTCTATTCTTTTCAGCATATTCTCTTGACTAATATTTAAAGCATTAACTGCCCTGACTATATCGTGTCTAGTTATTGTTTTTTTTCTTTTCACACTAAACCTGTATTTTTAATATAGTTGTAGGTTCTCTTAACTTCTCATAAGACTTAGAATGATACTGTTTTGTTTCCTCAGGAACTTCGTATCCATTTGTAACATCATCTACATTATTTAGATCTATCTTTATTCCATCCCTATTTCCGTTTTGATGAAATACAAAACAATTCTGCGAAGCGCGGCCTTCTAAGTTTAACGCCTTTTCGCTATAATCGTTAGCACCAACTAATGAAGCTGACCTAGCGAATGTATCGCCAACACGGGCTGAATGAACGTGGCCTGATACAACGTAGTCTATTTTAACACCTCTTGATGAATACACGCCTTTTATTTGATTAACAGAAGTTTCGTGATTTGCTTTAATGCGTCCGTGTCCGTGCAGGAACAATACCTTTTGACCTGCTAAGTCAACTATTTTCTCCATAGGGTCACCATCTATAAAAGCTATACGCCTTTCTCGAAACAAATACCTTAACATATTAGCAATTGTATGGTCATAATTATCGGTGGCTACAACATCTACCCATCCATATTCTTCTTTTACCCTGGACTCGTTGCCGCTAACACTTAACACGGATAGGTTAAAGTCTTTTTGCATATCCATTATCAATTGTTGATACAGATCCACAGCGCTAAACAATGCCCCTGAACGATTGCCTGCATTTGTAAGGTATTCGTCTAATCGGCGGTCAGAGTTTAATAAATCGCCTGTAAAGGCAATAAGAACATTAGACACCTTATATGTGCTAAAAAAGGTTTTAGCGCGTTCTACCAGCATTTTTAAGCGTTTTCCAGCTACTGTATAGTTAAAGGTGTTATGTGGAAGGTCTACACGCTCATTTAAATGGTTATCCGAAAGCTGCAGCACACCTACGCATTTAGGATTTTCTTTTTTGTCCTTTTTTAATGGTGTTAATTGTTGCTTTTCAAGAACCTTTATAAGTTTTGCGTTTAATTGTGTTACGGCATTTTCTAGCCTAGCATACTCACGAAATGATTTACGTTCTATCCTGCTTCGGTCTTGATAGCTTTGCTTTTGTTTACTTAAACGGACATTTTCGACAATAGTATCTTTGCTATTTCGTATAGGAGATACTGTTTTGTAAGAACAAGCTACGCATTTCCATCTTTGCTTTGCCTCACCACTGCGTAAGGTCTTGTAGCCCTGCCTATTTAAGTGCGACGAACCGCACTCAGGACAACTTAGAAAGTTGCCTTCGTCATCTATTGCGTTGAACGGCATATAATGACAATATTACCAACGCCAAAATATTTTTACACCAGCTTGCGCTACGTCGAGAACCTCTTTTACTATGCGGTTACGCTCTTCTTCTGTTATTTCGCCATCCTTAGCAGCCTCGTGGTATGTATTCAATGCTTCTTGTATCTCTTTTAATACCTTGCGATATTTGGTTGCAGCAAATGTAATGCAGCCACCAACCATAATCGCGACCAGGTATGCAAAATTAGACCAACTTAACCATTCCATAATAGTTATCCTTTCATTTTAAAAAGCCAAGCAATGAACCCAGTGAAAACTACACTGACAACCGAAGTGACCCCTTTGAGCCTCTCAAGGTCTTTTTCATTATCCCTGACTCTTCCATTTAGTTTACTAAGAGATGCTTCGTTTTTCTCTACCATCTCTTTTATGTACTTTAATTCTAAAAGAACAGTATCTCTATATTTTTGTACTGGTATATTTTTAGCCATAATATTCCACAAAAGAATGCCCAGCCAACACAGTCCGGCAGAGCTGAACCGACTGTTTAAGGAGGCAAAAGTCAGCTGGGCGAGACACGACAAACAAAATCTTTTTAGCCTGATTTGCCATTAATTCTACCTTTTAAATAAGCCAAATCATCAGTTACGTCATTTAGTTCTTTAACAATATCTTCTCTATGTCTTTGGCTTGTATCATCAGACTTATTCCAACGATCTAACATTTTTAAAACGATAGACTCAACGTTGCTCATTTTAGTCTCAGACTTTGCAATGGCCTGTCTAATAAGGTCTAAATCTTCATTTTGTAATTTTTGGCTCTTAATTAAATTCATTATCATTATTACAAAGAGGCTTACAATTACCCCTATTGCGCCATACTCGGCATATGTTTCAATCATCTAACACCTTCTTAGTTGCTCTTAATCCAATTACTACCAGCGCCCCTAAAGAAACTGGTAAATACATATCTTCTTTAACGCTAAAGGCTACTATAATAGACATAACAAACATAGCCGAGGTTATGGCTTTATCTATTATGCTACTTTGATGGTTTTTCTTCAGCTGGTTTTTCATTTTTCAAAGATGCGTTTAAAGCATCAACAAAAGCCTGCCTGCCAAACTGCATCTGTTGTAAGTTGAAAGTCGCATTTGCTATCTTTCTGCTTAGATCATTATGGTGTTGTACCATAAGCTTCTGATTCTCATCAAGCTGACTTTCTTCGTAATCAACTCCATCAATAGTGACATAAGGTTGGTTATTTTCTTTTTCTTTTGCCATTATAGCTCCTATTTTCTTTTAATTCCTAATCTTTCCATTAGGGTTTTGTTTTCTTGTTCAAGTTTCTGTATGTGCTGAGTTTCAATTCCCTCGACAGCAGCATTTAAAACAGTAACTTTATTCTCCAAATCTTTAATTCTTCTTTCCTGCTCTGCAAACTTCATTTGCGCTTGATACCAGCTACCAGTAACAACCGCAACTGCCACCATTGCTTTAATAAGAAAAGCCACAGAAATGTGAATTTGAGCATCTTCGCTAATTGCGTTAGCCATTTTTGCATCCACAGCAACAGCAGCAGCAATCTTTAGTTGTCATCTTCAGTCCTCGGTTTTGGTCTTGGTTTAGGCTTTTTATTAATTACAATGCTTTTTGTGTATACAGGCCTAATAAAATCTTTAGTTTCCCAGTATTGATAATTGTTTGTATTCCAACCCACAGCATATGCGTTAGCCATATAGCGATATTTAAATGCGCTAGTGTTGTAAACCTTTACAACCCTGCCGCTATCAGTGTAAGTAATGGTTTGATACGGAACAGGTTCACCCACATCTTCAA